CATGGATTTCAATTTCCTGATCTGCTGCATAGGTCAATGGTGACTTAGCGGCAGCTTGTGCGTCAGCAAAAATCTGCTTCTCAGCAAGCGACAACAATTTTGCATCTTTGATAGCTGCAAGGTTGATGTCCTTATATGCGTCGGAGTAGGCTTGCAAGCCGCGCAATAGGCGTTTACGGTATGACAACAAACTTTCGCCCTTCAAAGGACGGGAAGCTGATTTGCCAAACGATGCCATTACGCTGTCAGCTTTAGCTTGAGCGTCAGCATATTTAGCTTCTTCTTCATCGGCCTTCATAGCTTCTTCTTCATCATCGCACATTGCATCATCATCAGGCTTCATTTCGCCAGCTGGACCATGCTCTTTAGGATCAGAGCCTTCAGCGTCGTCTTTACGCTTTTTGGCATCTTTACGATGTTTCATGTCGTCGTCTTTACGATCATCTTCATCGTCATCGTCGCACATGGCATCATCGTCGTCGTCTTTGCGTTTTTTGTCCATCTTACGCATCATTTCGCGTTTAGCTTCAGATTCGGATTCTTCTTCCTCATCATCGTCCTTACGCATACGATCATCATCATCTTTTTTGGCCTTTTTCTTGTCAGCAGCTGTGACCAGTGGGGGCGCGGGTAAAGTTTTCTCCATTTCGTCAACGCGAGCAATAACATTGCCCAACATTGATAGAATGGCATCGAGTTTATCGCCTTGGGCATCTGCCTTCGGCGCGGTAGTATTGTCTGACATAGCAGATACCTCAGGGTTAGTTAGTAAAACTCCGGCTGGATCGCCACCTTTGTCCCAAACTCCTTTAGAGCCACGAGCTTTCGTAACGATTGCTATATGGTCCAAAAGGAAGGGTACACCTTCAATCAGAAGCGGTTCTCCGTTTTCTGTCGTTAGTGTAGTATTTCCGGCGGTATTGTCAAATACCACCGATGGCGAAGTGCTAATTTCTCCTTCACAAATCTCGTCAATAGAGCTTTGATCGTAAATCTTAGCAATTCCCCATACTTCATCGCCCTTGATGTACGGTAGCATCACCGTCCCGACAGCTCGGTCTTTGAATTCTTTGGAAGTTAAAACGGCTGATTCAGGATGGTCCATGATGACAACCAAACCCTGACAGCGCTTTAAAAATTCGTCATTGAGATATAGCGACGGATCGCGCCAAACGTGTTCGCCAATGCTTGAACGATAAGCTAATCCGGTCCCGGTAATGCGGATCGATAGCAACATCACGTTGGCGTACATTTGCGGACTAGGCAATACGCCTTCGCGCATCAGCTCCGCCATATCAAATTCTGTTTTTGCCATCGCTACACGAAAGGCCACATCAAGGCCGGGATGCAATGGCATGGGAGGATTTTTAGGATCGCACCAATCGTAACCACTTGATTCGTAATTCAGCTTGACATCGCCCTTATTTACGTCGCGAGCAATATATGTGCAGAATTGACCATCGTCGTGCAACACTTCGAGCTTGCCTTCATACTTTAGGCCGGTTTCTTCTTCGCATTCGCGACGGGCGCATTCCTCAAGTGTTTCATCATGTTTTTGATGACCACCGGGTACGCACCAAGTGCCGGGGAAATCACCGCCACCCATGCCACGACGAATAAGCAGCGTTTCGCCTTCGGGTGTCATAAACATAATCCCGGACGAACGACCAATTGGACCATCGTGCATAATCGGATCGACAGCAAGCGGAGCAGCTGCTACTGGATCGGCGGCATCAGGCACACAGTTTGGCACTTGTTTGCCGTCTTTTTCCTTCATACCCAATTGCTTATATCCCTGCCAGCAAGGATCGTCATCAGGTATAGCGGACACATAATCTAAAATACTATCGCAGATTTTTGAAAGATCGCCTTTCAAATCATCATCACATTTCCATTTTCTAAGCGCTTTGTTGATTCTCGAATCAGGGTCGTGCGCCGTTTTGGATGACGTTAATTTTGCTTTCATACCCTTCATGCGGGCGCAGAATGATGCTTTTCTTGATCCGCCTTCGGGTTGGGGCGCTTTTAAATGTGCGCCATGAGTTTTGTTGTACGATTCGCGGCCTTTTTCATTCAAGCCGCCATTTTTGTTTTTGCCTTCCTTGGTTTGCCATGCCTCGGAATCATCCTCAAAGCGCGGAACAGTTTCGTTCTCATCGTCTTTGAGTTCACTTAGATGTTTGAAAATTTCGGCAAGTTCGTTCGACAAACCTTTTAATTCGTTGCGCTTTTCACCAGCGCGAACCATGATATCGGAATCTTCCTTTTTATTTTTTTCGGTCGGCAAAGCCAGCAATGATGGTGCTTCCATCGTATCTTTGCTGTGTTTAATAAATTTTTTGGCGGCGGCTTTCGGAATACCGATGTTGCTCTTACCGGTAGCGGCGGCGTACATGGCTTTGCGTTGTTTTTCCGAAGCGAATGGCATATCTATGCGGCCTTAGACATTTTTGCAGATTCTAACGCAATTTTGCCTTTATCTGTCAACAAATCTTTCATGTCGCGCAAGTTGTAAATGTATGAGTAATTGCACCGACAAAACACTTCCTCGCCGGGTTGCGTGATTTGGTCGGTATATCCGTTTTTTGGATCGAGATAACCGGCCTTGTCCGCCCAGCTGCCGCGCACGACGTATATTTTTTCGTCGCGCTCTTTATGATCTTTGCGATAATCGTAATTGATTTGTCGCCAATGTGAATGCCAGCGACCACCAATTGCGCCATTGTCCATCGCTACAATTTCATTGATGTTTGAAACCAGTTTGTGCGTTTGGTCAATAATTACCCGGCGCTGTTCAAATGTGACATTGCCAAGCGATTTTTTGATCTTTTGCTTTTCTTTGACCCGGTTAACAATGTCCGTTCCGCCCGGCGGTATTGATGTGGCCCAGCCTTCAAAGCGGCGCAGCAAATTGCTAATTGACTCTTGACGATTGTATTTAATGAGATTGACGCTTGCCATGATGCGTCGATCAAGTTCAGCGCGAAGGCTTGGTTTTAGCTTTTCGATGCTGTAGCGTGAAACGTGTTTGTTGACTAATCCACCTTTTGTGACCAGCCGAGTAAATGCAGCAGTCAAAGATTTTTCCATCGCTACTTGCATTTGATGCTCGGGGATCATTTGTGCAATAGCTGCCTCTTTCAGCAGCCGCACCCAACGCTCGACGCGACCCTGTGAGTCGAATCCGTATTCTATAAAATCATTAACCCCAGCGGTCAATACTTCAAAGAATGTCATTTATTCCCTTGATCTTTTTATCAAGAATAATTCCCAAGCTGCCGGGTGCATTCGGGATTTGCCATTTTCGTATCTACTCCAACGGGCTTGGGTAGTATAGATCAAAGATGCCGCGCTGGTTTGAGAAATTTCACCTCGCGCAGCGATAATTTGTTGTGGGGTTGGGACGGTCCCAGCCGCCCCCCGGTTGCGTTGATTCATTAGAAATACCCCACTAAGTATTTTTCATAGTCATAAATGGCGATTGCGTAATACTCACCGCGCTTTTCTAAGGTATAGGTCCAACCATCTTCATCATTGGAGTTGGATAAAATAACTGCTTTAGCTCTTTCGTATGACATAAGGGTAAGAGGTATTGGCTTTTCTTCAACTATAAAGTGCATTTCAATCTCCTTTCGTGAAGGCCCCGGAGGGCCAATTAATTAACCTTTGACTACTCCGATCAAGTTTCCGTCCATAATTTCAAACAGAACCTTTTTGGCGAGGTTTAAGGTTTGTCGTGCAACTTCAGCATCGCCATAAGAGAGGCACTCTTGTGCGTCGGACATCAAGCCAGCGACAACCATTGATGCACCGCTAAACTTGTAGGTAATTCCATTTTTCATTTCGGCAATAAATTCAGCCGGGTCACATCCGTACATTTTTAATTCATCCATTTTTAGCTCCTTTCGTGTGGCCCCGAAGGGCCGGTTAATTATGCTTCAACAAAAACGTAACTAACTTGGGGAAGATCATCTCGGACATTGTTGTATTCGTAAATATCTTCCATGCCGTTAAAACTGCCGTATTCAAACTGATCGCAATACCCCTTCAAAATTGCTAACCGATCAGGACTCAAATCGCTAACTCGAACCACAATTGAGCTGCCACCGGAATAACTTTGACCGCGAACGCTACCGACAAAACCGTTTGCCTTCATAAAGGCACGAATCATTTTCCCGGCGCGGGAGTAGTTGCTGACAAAACGACTTTTTTCCATTTCTATCTCCTTTCGTGTTTAACTTCCATATCTACATAGTATGCTTATTTGGCATATAACGCAAGATAAATATAATACTTTGTTGCTTTTTGACACTAACATCCCGAGTTACCGGAAACGGGAAATTCAAACCCCAGCTCATCAATCAATACGTCGCGCACTTTTTCGCGGTCAAAAGAATCGCCACAAAAATCCCATTCTCGGAAAGTCAGTATTTTCATTGCATCCAAAACATCTTTTTTACGCAATCCAATAATTGGATAAATGCCCCGAATGCCATAAAAGCTCATCACATAATCAACAAACATTTTTTTATTCATCATTCGCTCCCAATGGGGCCGCAGCCCCAAGTATTATTTTTTAGACTTTTTCCCAAGCAATCCCAACGAGATCGAACCCGGCACTTGCGGCCCGTACATACTGATTTTGTATTCAGCATCAGCTGGCAATGGCACATACCACAGCTCGAACGAGACCTTACCGGTTTTCATAAATTTGATAACCGATTCGATGTCCTCACCGGTCCTCCATTCGTAAACCGACGCAGCGTAAAAGTGAAATTCTTGCTTTTCCATGATTATCTCCAGCAAATAAAACCAAGACCTTCCAACATTTCCAAATAATCTGCCAACAAAGATTTTCGGACGCGAATACCACAGCAACCAATTCCGTAACGCTCAGCAAAATATTTTTTTGCCTCGGGACCTAATGGTTTGATTTCGACATCAACGTCATCAAACGAAAATGGCACTAATTCGATTTCCATAACTACCTCCTAGTGAAAAACTGGTTCAGCCAACAATTCGCGCATCGCTTCTGCTTCCTCAAGCAAAAACTCCAAATGCTCACCTTCAGCAAACCGGACAGCGACCTCAATCCAAGCCAAGCGCTCCATCACAATTTCGACACCCATTTCGTTCTCCTTTCGTGAAAAACAACCTACACCTATATATTATGCCTAATTAGCATATATGTAAACAAATATCTAATACATTGTTGTTTTTGTGCATAGATGTATTATTTCCGCAACCAGCGTAATATAATGATTCTGTAAAGGAGTGAATTATGCGGATTGGCGAATACGAATTGAGCGAATCGACGGTATTTATGTTATCGGAATCAGAAATGCCTATTACCGTCGGTGCTGGCGGGAAAATCCCATTTCATGCCGCTTGGGAGAAGGGCGAGCCTAGAGAAATTAAACTCGATCCCGATGATTTTTATGTGATGACGGATTACGAAGTCTTTAAAGAATTCGCCATTTGATTCCACGCTGCATCATAGGCCGCTTTCATTTCAGAATTGATTTGATCGGCCTTTTTCTTTTGCGCCTCTGACAGCTGCCCGTTTTCACCTTCAGGTTTCATTGAGCGCAGCACTTCATAGTGTGCATGGAATTTTTCTTTTGCCTCAAGCATTGGAGCCATGTTGACTTGCAGCTCCGCATACGATCCATTGATCTCGACAACCATGTTAATGTCGCGATAACCCGATCCGCCTAATGAATCTTTGCTTGGGTCCAGCAAATTTCTAAATTTCTTTGGTTCGCCATATTTGGCTTTGAGCTTATCGACAGCTGACGATACATCGTCCAATGAATTAACCGTAATCGTCGTTCTCAATAAATCTTTGATTTGCGTCGGATCGCCTTTGTAATCAGCAAGCGCTTTTTCTACAGCTCGCGTCGATCCTTTTAGCGAGACCACGACAGCGCTGCCGCCAAGTTCTTTTGCAATGTCCGCATTGATTTGATCGAATGTATCTTTATTGGCAGCTGCTCGCTCATACATTTCACGCAGCACTGGCTGTTTATCCTTGGGCAACTTATCGATGTCCGATTGCAATAGTTTGCCTTCCAAATGCTTTTTTATTTGCTTTGGCTGCTTTTTTGCTTGCAATGTCTTGGGTATCGTCGGCTGCTTTGGTGAAATGCTGGTTGTGTAAGGGGCCAGCTGCTTTGGTTCAATTGCAGCTGAACCACCTACGCCACCACTGGTAAATTTACCGTCAGCATCCCGGGGATGTTCCGCTTCGATAAATCCCGCATCATTTGCGACGTACTGATACTGATCCGATTTCACCATAAACCGGAATAAATCTAAATGCCCGTCGGGAATTTCAATAATGCGCTGAGTGTTGACGTTTTTAAATTTCATAACGATCACGCAAGTTTAGGCAAGTTCGTCAATTCAGTTTCAGGTATTTCGTATTCAGCAATATCCTCGCAATCCATTTCCAATGAGCTTTGAAACATATTCTCCATTTCATTGAGATTGTCTTGCGCCCATTGAATTAATCGCCCTCGGTTTTGTGGATCGATTACTGGCAGCATCGTCCGAAGTATTTCGGTCACGCCCTTGAGCTTAATGTCATCGACCTTGACCTTTTCGGATTCCGGTTCTTCCATGAGAGAAGGCCATTCAGCGCGGAAATGCTTTTGCCAATCGTAGAATGCCTGTTCGTAGGTTTTCTTGCCGTAAACCTCGGGATATTCGTTTTGTACCGCCTCGAAAAATTCCCTGTTCCATGCTCTGTGCATGACGATTTTGTCAAAGAATTCAAATAGGCTACGCATATCTTCACGAATGCCATCGATGTATTGGACAATGGCCTTGGTGTCTTCTGTGCCTTCTCCAAAGCCACTGGTCATCGCCTCATCTTTGAGCAATAGCGCTGGCACATCTGACGCAGCTGCGATGTTGGCAATGATGTTATCTCTTGCCGTTGTCATTGCCGTTGCTGTATTGGTCAAATCAATGGCGCTGATTTCTTCATCGATGTCAATCGACAATACGTTGCCAGTTGATCCTTGCGCCAAATATTCGCGCTTAATCGCTGACGCTGATTGCATGAGTCGGTTAACAATCGATCCAGCCGGTTTTTGTTTCGAGATCAGCAATCCGGCTTTAAATGTCACCAAGTCATCCGTCACCATCGATTGGATGAATGACTTCAGAGGATAAACCGCACGTTGGAATATGCTGCGGCCCGTAAAACCAAATGCGGACGATTGAAACGACAAGTAGATCGGAGTGCCGTTAAATACCACAACGCTACGGCTTGGGTGATATGGTTTACCAGCTGCTGTCGTGTAAGCCAATGGCTTTTGAAAATCCGGCGCATTGGGGTTTTGGTTGGTTACGATTGATCCCGCCATGTTTAGCGGGTCCAGCTGATTAAAGTAAATATTCAGGTCAGGCAATTTCCAAGGATCGATTGGTTCCTCGGTTGGAATATCGTTTGCACCATAGACGATACCAGCTGCGCCATATGTGCGATTCAAAAACATTACGTCACGAATATGATTGGTGCAACCCAGCTTTTCCCATTCGCGCTCGAATGCCTCGACCAGCATTTCCTTGGGAGGCATATCGATGGTGATTTTTCTTGCTTTCGATAAAGCCAATCGGACCGGCTTTTCTACTAACTTGCCGCCCATTGGATGATATTCCCATAGCGCCTTACATAATTCGTATCCGGCAGGATCGCCCGGTTGAATCGTTTGCTCTGACAATAGATTCGTCAGGTTGTTTCCCAAAAAGCTAGTGTTAATGGATATGTCTGACATATTTAGAATCCGTATTTGTCGCCCACGCCGATTGCGATACTATAAACGAACGAGTCGAGCAAGTCATCAGCCCGTTTGTGGGCATCTTTGTCGCCAATTCTAAACCCTGACACTTGCGATAACAAATGATTTCGGGTTACGCCCTTGAAATTGGTTGTCTTATTGTATGCGTACTCGCTGATTTTGAGCTTTTCTTGAAAGTAATGACCGGATACGGAAATGGCACGTTCGTCTTTCCCAGCAGCTGTCAGCTTGCTGTCGATGGCATGAGTGTTCCATCCTCGGCTGCGGCCTTGCTGAATCAGGATCGAACCAGCAGCTGCATCCTCAATAAATGTCCCGACTACGCCATGTCGGGATTGTGTCATCTTTGCCAATTCCTCTAATCGCTCAAATACCGTTGGCAAATAAGTTTCCAGTAGCGCTCCATCGATTTGCACTACGTCCCAATCCAATACAACCAATGGATGACCAACCCATTTGTTGAGCGCACAGTAAACGACAGCTGTACCATCGTTTTCTTTGCCGCCCTTGACCGCCGTATCCATGACAGCGAATACGCCATCGCAGCGCTCCGGGTATTGGACCGGTTCGCCATTGACCAGCATCTTATCCACAGAAAAAAAGGCCGTTCCCGACCAATCGACAAACTCAGCCAAATACTCTTGTTGGAATACCAGCGGGTTATTTCTTAATCTTTCCTTTTCTAATTCCTCAGGAGGGACAAATGGATTGGTGATAGTTGGAGCGTGAAACTCTTTGAATCCCAGCTCTTTATCATTGCAAACCGAATAAAAGAAATTATCAGTGTCGATGCCATTGGGAGTTGAGAATACCCACGCCCGGCCCTTGGTGGTCAGCATGGTTGGCTTGATAGCCTTCTCCCATACTTCCTTCATTTGTGGCGATTTGGTAAATCCAGCTTCGTCGATCAATACGCGGTGATATTCACGCCCCCGACCAGCCAGCTCATTGTCGTTCAATGTCCATACATCGATTTTCCCGCCGTCTTTGATATAGATTGTTCCGGTATTGCGGTTTCGGCTTTTTATATCCGATGACAGCATTTCGACAAGATGATCCCAAGGCTCCGCGAGCTGGCGATTCTCAGGTGTGAAAATGCCGACATTCATGCCCTTGAGAGCGCAGCCAGCAGCAATGTATTCGAGCAGCTTTGTTTTACCCCAGCGTCGTCCACATCGGACTACGTTTAACCGGGCTTGGTTTCGGAATATGTTCTCTTGGCCCGAATGAAGTTTTGGAACGACAATTTCATTGGACATCCGGTTCTTCTATCCAGTTTCGAATGATGGTTTGCTGCGCCTCGGTGTCTTTTACATCTCCATACTTTTTAGGAGCAAGTTTGGCAATAATCCACTTTCTAGTATCAATCCGCAGCCGCGACCGGTTGACTACTTCGTGATTGGTTCGGACCCGTCCGTCCTTGTCTTCGTAGGTATCATCCTCGGTATCATCGGCAATATCGAGCAGCTGCTCCAGCAAGTAATCGGCTTGAGCTTCCCGCGCTAATGCGTATCTGTCCCGAAATTTGGGATGTATTGATAGCCATCGCAAAGCCGTTGACCTTCCCGGCATTGATTCGTCCTTACATATTTTGACTAGGCTTTCCCCTTCAGCAATCCGATTGCAGATAATCTCGGCGATTTCGTCACTGTAATCTGACGGTCTTCCAACGGGTCGGTTTGTTTCCATGATGCGAGGGTGTCAGGCCAGTTTCAGTGGGAGGAGGGACCCCTGACGAAGCGAGGACGGCGCTCCGCTGGCCTGACGATTCTATAGTATCAAAGTTTAGATTTCAGGTCAGCAATCAATGTCTTTATCGCCCTGACAATTGATATTGCGTGAAAAATGCTATTGATCGATTCAAATTTTTTGATCTCTGCCTCTATGTCGGCAATGAATTTGTGTACGATGCTATGAGATACGTTATTGCCACTAGGAGCAGCAGCTGCGGCAGGTTGCGTATTATCCACGCTAGGCACTCCAGCGTCAGCCACAGGAGGATTAGCGGTAGGCACATCAGCATTATCAGTATTGGTGTCATTTTGCTCAGCCATTTAGTTCCCCAATCATTGAGTGTGTAAGTTTCAGTAAGTCATCTTCAGTTAAATCATACATCCTTTCGAATGCTTTTTTACCCAAACCATGAATTCCCGTATTTCCCCGGTGATGTTCCGGGCAAAGCGGTATAACTGGTGCATTAGCTCTTATCCCTGCTTTTCGTAAATGGTGAATCTCGCTTGGTGTTCCTTCGCCATATCCTAGTTTGTAGCAAAGTATGCAACCGAAATCAGCCAGCTTTGCAAAGTATTTCTGTTCAGCTTTCGATGCCATGTTGCCACGCCATAATATATTCTATCAGTTCAATCATTTCATTTACCGTCAATGAGGATGTATGACGAAATACGATGTCAACGCCATGCCCATCGAGTGCAGGTAATAGTTCTATTTTTTCTCCTCTTTCACGCAGCCACGCAGCAGTAAGCAATCGTTTCCACGTTTCAATATCTCTTTTTCGTCCGGCCCATTCAGTCGTTCGTGAAATTTCGCCCAAGATCGCGTGTAGCTTTGCATTTTGCTCAAGGGATCGGTTTTTGGGTTTGATTTCGACGATGTAGCCATCAGGTGCATCCTTAATCGCTTG